CGGTAGCTCTGACGTTGACCTTACTGACACTTCTGAGTCCTTTGGTCTCCCTGCTACTGCTGATCTTATGTTTGCCCTTATTAGCACTGAGGAACTTGAGCAGATTGGACAGATAATGGTGAAGCAATTGAAGAACAGATACAATGATACTGTAGTCAATAAGAGATTTGTTGTTGGAATTGATCGTTCTAAGATGCGTCTTTATGATTGCGAACAGTCAGCACAAGACAACATACTTGACTCTGGGCAGGAAGAGGAGTATAGTAACGAGGACAGACCTAAGAAATCATTTGATGGATTTAAATTTTCATGAGTAAATTCGATTTGTTTAAATTTGGTAATTATAAAGAAACCCCAATTAGTTTTGAAGTTGACGTATTAGACAAAATTACAGGTGGTGGTTTGCGTGATAGATCCTTAAACTATCTTTTTTCAAATACTGGTTCTGGAAAGACTTTGTTCCTGTGTCATGTTGCAGCTTCTGCTATGAGACAGAATAAAAATGTTCTTTTTATTACTAGTGAATTACCTCAAGAGAGAATTTATGAAAGGATTCAAGCAAATCTCTTAAATGATACTATTTTAAATTTATATGATAAAGAAAAATCTTTTTATGATAGTTTAAATCTACAAACTCTAAAAACTCTTGGTAATCTTACAGTTATTGACGACTATGATAATTACTCATCTTTTGCAGAATTTATGAGTAATTATGAAGATGATATAGAACATAATATTTGTGTTGAACCTGATATTATCCTTATTGATAGTACTAGTAATAGGGATAATGATAATGTGGCACTTCAGTATCATAAAACTTGTGTGGATCATAAAATACCTATTTTAGTTTCTGCAAACTCTAATCGTGTGACACCGATCATAGGTGGAGTAGCTGCGTTAATGAGCTTTGGTATTGAAATTACAGATAAAACTACATCTTCTTATACAGTGACACAAGTAAAAAATAGATATACCTACCCCGATAAAAATCGAAGATTTACAATTGGTGTTGACTGTGATAAAATGAAACTATACAATGTAGAGCAATCTAAATTAGAATTATGAGTAAAGTAAACACTGATGCCTATCTTGAGTTTGTGAATGCCGTCACATCTCAACCCAGTCAAGATGCCGATGCCTTTGAGTATCGTATTCAAGAACTTCGTGGAGAAGGATTTGAAACACATCGACTTCTCACTGCCTCTGTTGGTATGTGTGCCGAAGCAGGTGAGTTTACTGAAGTTGTAAAGAAGATTATCTTTCAGGGTAAACCAGTCACCGAAGAAAATATGTTTCATATGAAACGTGAACTTGGTGATATTATGTGGTATGTTGCACAGGCATGTATGGGACTCAATATTTCTCTTGATGATATCATTGAGATGAATGTTGATAAACTCAAGTCACGATATCCTGGTGGAGAATTTTCCGTAAAACATTCCGAAATCCGTAAGGAGGGAGACATTTGATGGGATACTTAATAGGAGTTTGTATTGGCATAATTGGTATATTGTATTTTAAAATACTTAAATTTCAATCTCGTATTCATAAATTGGAGTATGCTATAAAAAATAATATTCATAATTACGATTATGTAACTAATACTCAGGATCAAATAAAGAGAGATAGAAAATTTTTTGAATCTGAAATATCAAAAATTTACGATAAAATAGAAAAACAAAAGGGGTAATTATGAGTCAAGATAAAAAAGTAACATTAGAACTATCTGTCTATCAGGCAGCAGCAGTTCGTCAGTCATTGTTTACTGATACGAAAGGGTATACTTATGATCCTACGATTTGTCCACAACGTGTGATTGATATTCGTCAAGCAATTGTAAGTCTTGATGAACAAATCGAAGAGGCACTTAAGGAAGAATAATGTATACAATTCTCAACTATCTTATATCATTCTGGATGGTAGTTGTGATGAATTGTATACAACCTGTGAACTGGAAATATTGTTATCGTGTTGACCAATGGTTAGTTCCAGATATTCAAGAAGGATGGAAACATTATACTGGTGAGATAGTTCCATATCAAAAAGAGAAGGACTATCTCAAAGGATTATAATCAAGTTATTATCTTCCAATATCTCCTCCAGATCTAGATTTCCCTGTTCCTCTACCTCCAGTAACTTTACCAAATCTTCCAGATGTTCTTGTGTCAGAAGGTTCTGCGTTTCCAAGAACTTTACCGGTTCTCATATTGGTAATAGTTTTTCTTCTTACACCAGAAACTGTTCCAACACTACTTGTAGGTGTTCCTTTTCCTCTTTTTCCAGTTTGAGCATACCCAGTATTCTTTACTGCATTAGTTCTTTGCCTTTCTTGTTTCGCAGTTTCTTGAGGTTTTGTGTCAGATTCTCTGGAGTCTGTTTTTTCAATAGAAGACTTTATTTTTTTTAATCGAGAGAATCTTTTTACTTGTTCTTCTGGACTTCCACCTCTTGCTGTGCGTAATTTTGATTCTTTAGATTTTGCCTTTGATCTACCACCATTCCACCAACTCAATTTTGCTTCTAATATAAATTGTCTATATGTCTTCATTTTTACTTTTTAAATATTTAGAAAAAAATGCATCCAGAAATAACTAGTTTAATAAAAACTTTTGATTCAAAAACTAAAAATAAAAAAGAAAAATATAAAGATTTTCTTGCACATGTTTATATGACTTTTGATAAGAAGATAGTATCATCTAAGGTAGATCGGGAAATGAATAAATATAAGAAAATAAGAATAGATGTGATCAACTATATTGTTGCACATGAAAATCAGATAATAAACCAATTAAGTAAGTAATGAAAAGTTTCTCCCAATTTATTATCGAAGCACCAGATGCCGCAACTCAAGCAAAGGCACTTGGACTTAAAAGTGATCAGCATGGTGGATGGGGAAAAGTTGTTAGAGGTGTTTGGGAGTTTATGGGGAAAACCTTCACCAACCCAAAAACAGGAAGAACTGCAATTGAATTTTTTAATAATGGGACAAGACTAGGAAAACAAGATCGTAGACAAACTCCAAGAGAAAAAAAATTATCCGGAACAACATATGCTCCAATAGCAGCATCATATGAATATGGAACTAATGACTACGAAAAAGAATTAAGAGAAAAATATATCAATAAAGAAATTTTTAATATTGATGAATGGGTGAAGTGTGATGTTAGTGAAAGTATTGGAAAAATTATCCGAAGAGGAACAAACTATCTAATTTGTGTAACTGAAGATGGTGAGATGTTTAAACCTTGGATTAAAGATGTATTAGAATCGGTAACTAATATTAATGCACCTTCCGGTGTTCCTGCCGATCAGAGACTTGTAGGGACTGATTCTTATCGGAAGTATGTTGAGAAAATGGTTCCTGGGAGTGAATGGGGCAAACAATTTATAAATAAATATAAGAAAAAGTAAGATTAGTTAAGACTTCAGATGAGTAATAACGTATTTGAAGAAGCTCCTCAGTCACCTCAACCTTCTGGTGGTGCAATAGATAAAGTAAGAAAGGCTGCAAGGCAACTTGCTTATGATGTTCGTTATAAAGTAAAAGGTAAGTTTAAGGAAGGTCAGAAAACTGATCCTGCATCACTTCAACGTGCTTATATACAACAGTTGGGAGCATCATCTGCACCTGGTCCTGTCAAGTTGCTTGCTAAAAAGATGTTGATGGGTGTCAAGAGTGAACAGTATGATTTTGCTATGGTCGAATCTTCACTTCCTCAGATTTTTAATAAAGTATTTGTAGAAGGTGTTGGAGAATATGTATTAAGGGTAAAAGATCCTAAAGCAGGTTCTCAGTATACAAGATCTTATGGTACATATGCTGCTGCAGAAGCAAAGGCGAGTGAACTTAGGAAAAAAGGTTTGCGTGTAGAACTTGCTACTGCTAGTAGTAGTGCGAAGAAAGGAACTTATGATAATAAGGGTGGTGATAAACCCAATGATGGTAATCTTGCCAATAATCGTAAACCTTATGATAAAGTAACTCGTGGTGATGTTATTGCCGGAGCAACTGGTAAAGATGAGATGGGTGGTAAAAGAAAAGTTAATAAAGAAGAAGTCATCTATGAAACAGAAGATGAGCAAGGTAAAAAACTTGATGTAATGAAAGGTAAAAATAAAGTTGTAATTAATCCTAATGTTTTAGAGAATGCAACACAATATTTTTATGATCAGGGATATAATGAAGAAGATATTGCAATAATCTCTGAGGGAATGGGTTATGATATGTTCCTTGAATTTGTTAATGAGGTTGGATCTACGATATGTCTTTATGAAGATGTTCAAGGAGAACTATTAACAAAAGGAGGCAAAGCAAGAAAGAATCCAAAGATTACTAAATCTGCCGGAACAGCAAGTGAAATTTCACCTAACAAATCAAAAGAAACTAAAAAACCTGAGGAAAAGAAATCTTCTCCTGGACAAATTTCAATTAATTACAATAAGAAACCATCTCCACCAGGACAGGAAAAGATTAAGCAAGGAATTCAAACTGCAGTAAGAAAAGCAACTTCTCCTGAAGCAAAGAAAAAAGTTGGTGGTGCAGTTAAAGGTGCTGCAAATACTGCTGCAAGAGTTGCACTTTCTGCTTGGAAGGGTCATCAAGCGGCAATGAAAAAGAAAAAGGAAGGTGGATCAATTGCTCAACAAATTGGTTCTGGTGCAGGTAGAGCAGTTGGTTCTTTCTTAAAGAAAGGAAAAAGTCATTTAGAAAATTATGAACCCACTGTTCGTGAGGGAATTAAAGCAGAACTTGATGCACTGAAGGCACAAAGAGTTGAGGAAGAAACAAAATCTGATAATGCAGCAAAAGAAAGAGAAGCAAAAGAAAGAGAAGCAAAAAAAAGAGAAATAGAAATAAGAACTGCTATGAGAGATAAAGATAAAAGAATGCTAAGAATACCTGAGAGTGTAGAAAATATGCGTTATTGTCCGGATTGTGAGAAAGATGAGACAAGAGAAGAATGTAAGTATGGTACAAAAAATTGGGACGAAAGATCTCAACCTACAAAGGCAGAAGATCCAAGGTCAATGCCTACCAGAATCAATCTTGCAAAGAACAAGTTGAGAGCAATGGGTCTCAAGATGTCTTATGATATGGAAGGTGATATGGTTGATGAGAAGTATCAGGGAATGTATCAGTCTCCTGCTCCTACCTACAATAGATTAAATAGTAAAGATCCAAAGGCAAGAATGTCTCCTGGTAGTCGTGCAATGGCAAAGTCTGATAAACTTCAAAGTACCGAACCAGGTTCTAAGAGAGCAAAGAAACAGAAGAAAGTATCAGATCAAATAAATCGCAACTTCCAATCTGCACGTAAAACTGTAGGTGAAGGATTGAGTGTTAAAGATCAGATGAAAGTGAGTCAAGAATACTTTAAAAAACGTAATTCTCGTTCACCCGAAGAGAAAAAGGCAGAAGCAGATAATGATGCTAAGAGTCGTGCAAAGAATTATGCGATGCACAAAAGACCAGACCCATACAGATCACGTCCAGGAGAGAGTGATTGATGCCTGCAGTATCACAAAATCAAAAGATTGAAGTGAAAGAAGCACTTCGTAGTTCTTTGCTTTCTGATCCAAAATTTATGAAGAGAATTGCGAAAGAAAAAGAAGAACAAAAACCTAAACCTAAAGTGAAAAAGACTTTTTCTACATTCAATAAAAATGCTCAGGAAGCAAAGAAAAGATATGAAGTAGATAATAAAAAACCATTCAATGTTCATAGAAATACTACATATTATTGAAAATTTCCTATATAGTTTAGACTTCTGGTTTAAACCATGTTAGCATTTTTACTTCCATTAGCATCAAAAATTATTGGTGATGCAGTTTCTAAAGTTCCTGATAATGAGGAACTGGGTGAGAAACTTGTAGAGATTTGTTTAGTTATTCTTAGTAAGGCAGTTAAACTGACTAAAACTGATATGGATGATCAACTTCTTGAAGTAGTTTCAAATGCTATTAAAGCAAGAGAAACTGAATAATATAAATATCATTATAAAAAGAATTATAAGGTAATAGAACATGTCTCTATGGGGCGATAAAGATTTAGTAACAAGCACGGGAACTATTTCCATTGACTTTGCTAGTAAAACTGTTACTGGTGCTGGAACAACATTTACTGATGATGGTGTCACTCAAGGTGATGTTATTAGTGTAGGTGCCGGTGCAACTTATGGTTTTGCTGTAGTCGATTCTGTAACAAATAATGGATCACTAACAATCTATAGTACAAATTATTTTGTTGCTGGTGTTACGACAGTTCCTGCAACAACTACGTTTGCTATTTCACAGGAACCTCTGTATGCAATGGCAGATACTGCATATGCTGCACCTGAAGTTCAAACTGGACTTTCAACTAATCCTGTAACTCGTGCAGTATATGGAATAGATGAAATTGAAGCAGGAATTGCTGCAACAACAGCATATGCTGTCACACATTCCGGTTGGGTTGGTATTACAACTTATATTGATATGCACGGAAGATTGAGAGTTAAGAATGAAGTTCTAGTTGCTGGTGGTATTCTAACCACATCTGATGCTGCCGACGATAGTGTTTTCCCAGATAGTTGATAATGTAGTATGAGATTTGAAGAGTTGAATGAGAGTAATTACTTACTCTTTGCTATAAAATTCTATAATAATCCCCAGGCAGTCACAAAAGATGACTTTGAAGATGACTTAAAAAGAATTAAGTACATTAAAAGATTATTGAAAAGATACAAAAATACTGGGGAATTAAAAACTCATCTCATACTCAATCACTTAACAGTATTGTTTAATGTTTTTGATGATGCGACAGTTCCCTTATTATTTTACAATCTTGAAGATGATCTTTGGTCATGTATAAAAAGTTTCTTTGTGTTTTTAGGTAGAATACCTGAATACCCCAAAACTATAATAAGTGAAATAGAAGTAGATAATTATTGTTTACGGCAATTAAAAGAACTCTAAGGAAAAAGGAATATATGAGTATGATAGATGATAAAAGAATGGCAAATATAATGAATATGGTTAGATCTATTAAGGAAGAAGCAATTGCTAATTCTGTTGGAGATGGTGGTGGTGTTGCGGGGTTGACTGGTGAACCTCCTGTAAATTTAAAAAAGAAAAAGAGACCTACTATAATGGCTAGAGGATGTTTTCCTGGTGCTAGGAAGAGGTGGAGTAATGGATGAAATTAATAATAATGTTAACTCGGCAATTTTAGAAAGATTGGAAAGAGTAGTAGAATCCTTACAGGATAACTCTGTAAAGATGGGACAACTTCTAGCAGTTCATAATGAGAAGTTAGAGAAGCAAGATAGAATTGATGCAGTTCTCTTTGAGAAAGTAGATAGTGTTCATCGTGAAGTAAATAGAAGAGCAGACGAGATAAAGAAAGGATGTGAAAGAGATATAAGAAAGATTGATGAACGTCTTCGTCTTATGGAAAAGAAGATGTGGACTATTGCTGGTTCTCTGACTGTAATCTCATTTCTGGTCAGTATGCCAGGACAAAGACTGGTACAAAACTTCTTGACTCAGACCCCACAACAGGTTATAATAGAGACATCAAAGTAGTCTTTAACCGTAATGGATTTGGTTGATTCCAAGTATATTGGGATGATATCTTCTCGTCTTCAAAAGTTTAAGAGAGTTAAAGACAATCTCTACAACTTTCGTTGCCCTATTTGTGGTGACTCACAGAAGAATAAAAATAAGACACGGGGATATATCTACCAGGTCAAAAATAATACTAACTTCAAGTGCCACAATTGTGGTGCAAGTATGTCGTTTAATAATTTGCTAAAGGAGATTGATGTAAGTCTCCATAAGCAATATACTCTTGAGAAGTTTAAGGAAGGTCATACCGGTAAAAACTTTGTTGTTCAAGCACCAAAGTTTGAATTTACAAAACCAGTATTCAAGAAATCAATCAATCTTCCAAAGGCATCTACAAATTCTTTTGCCAATGAATATCTTGTAAATCGCAAGATAGATCCGGATAAGTTTTATTATGCTGACAAGTTCATGGAATGGACGAATACGCAAAAACAAACGTTTGATACTATCAAGGAGGATGAGAGTCGCATCGTAATACCAATGTATGATGAGAGTAAAAATCTCATTGGATTTCAGGGCAGAGCACTGGGAAAATCATTCACTAAATATATCACCGTGATGTTGTATGAGGAAGCACCGAAGGTTTATGGAATCGAAAAAATTGACAAAACAATTGCCGTTTATATCACAGAAGGACCTTTCGACTCAACATTCATTTGTAACTCGATTGCGATGTGCGGAGCTGACGTTGATATTAGTAACTGGGGCATTAGCAATCCTGTTTGGATCTATGATAACGAACCACGCAATCGAGAAATCGTCAATCGAATCGGTAGAACAATCGATAATGGCAACTCCATAGTGATTTGGCCGACGAATATAATACAGAAAGATATCAATGACATGGTTCTCGCTGGACATGATGTTATGTCTGTGGTAGAATTGAATACCTATTCAGGATTAGAAGCAAAAATTAAATTTAACAACTGGAAAAAAATATGACCAACGGAACAAAGGTAACTAAAAGAAATGGAAAAAATGAACCTCTTGATTTAAATAAACTACATGTAATGGTAGAAGAGGCATGTAAAGATCTTGCCGGTGTATCTGCAAGTCAGGTTGAGATTCAATCTGGTATTCAGTTTTATGATGGTATTACAACAGATGAGATTCAGGAGATTCTAATTCGTTCTGCATCAGACTTGGTAACTTTGGATAATCCCAACTATCAGTTTGTTGCCGCACGACTTCTTTTGTTTGCAGTTCGTAAACAACTGTATGGTCGTATGCACGAAACACCAACACTAAAGGAGCAAGTTGAGAGATGTGTTAGTAAAGAAGTTTATGATGCAGAAATACTTAACATGTATTCTGATGAAGAATTTGATAAACTTCAGTCTTTTATTGATCATGATCGAGACTACTTGTTTACTTATGCAGGTTTACGTCAAGTATGTGATAAGTATCTTGTGCAGGACAGGAGTAATGGTAAGGTATATGAGACTCCACAGTTCATGTATCTTCTGATTGCCGCAACCATATTCTCTAAATATCCAAAGGAGAATAGACTAGAATACGTTAGGAAATATTACGATGCAATCTCAAGACACAAAATCAACATTCCCACACCTATCATGGCAGGGGTGCGAACTCCACTTCGACAATTTGCTAGCTGTGTTCTTGTTGATGTTGATGACACCCTCGATAGCATCTTTAGTTCTGATATGGCTATCGGCAAATATGTTGCACAAAGGGCGGGAATCGGTATCAACGCAGG